CTTCCGTGACCGCTTGGTGCAGAAAGACCAGAGTCTGTTCTTTGACGCTATTGAAGCGGTTGGTGGTCCTGTAGTAGGCACCGCGCTAAATATGGAACGTGGCTTAAAAATGATTAACGATGGTAACGTGGAGCGCGGTATTGAAGCAATGTCGCCAGCGGCTATACGCAACGTGATGAAGGGTATTAGATTCGCTACTGAAGGCGCTGAAACAATGCGCGGCGATCCTATAGTCGGTGATATTCACGCAGGTCATGTATTCGGGCAGATTATGGGCTTTGCTCCAGCGGAGTACACCAAGCAGTTGCAAGAGAACGCATCGCTGAAAAGAAAAGACCGTGCGGCTGGCACAGAAAAAAGTAAGCTGTACAAGCGGTATTATATTGCGGCGAGAGAAGGTGACACCTCTGAGATGAAAGCCGTGCTTAAAGATATGCAGAAATACAATAAAAAGTTTCCGCAGACTGCTATCACTAACAAGTCGTTTAGGCAGTCTATGAAAGCACACCAGCGCACCACGTCTCGTATGCACCACGGCATTGTACTGAATCAAAAGATGCGTGGCGAGCACATGCGAGATGCCGCAGAGTACGATGACACCATTACCTTGTGGCAAGATATAGGACTAACGGATTAAAAAACCCCCCGCCGAAGCGAGGGGCAAAGTTTAGGGAGAACGACAGTGGAGGAACTACTGTCTTCTTCAGACTATCACAAAATCCTCCAGATGCGTACTCCTAATTTGTTATCTTGTGTGACTACTTTACATTCTACGTTCCACTTAAAAGCATCTGTTATTTTCTTTACCTGCTTTATAGCAGCTTCGGTATTGACGCACGGAACAAAGAAAGATGCCCCGATCACCATAGCGTCCCAGTTTACCGAAATAATTACCCCATCAGGATTTAGGTCGTTAATCTTCTGAACTGCCATCTAGACTCTCTATGTCATCCCCACCTATCGCACAGTCCACAATAATCACATCAGTGGGCGGCAGGTTCATATGGGTGCCTTTACTGAGTCGCATCTTAGCCTTCCTAGCCCCTAGACTGTTACGCAGGTTGTCCACAAACGCGGTGTAGTTGATCTGCTGGTCTATGCACCATGCCTTCAACGGTTTCGGTACAAGGTAAGCGCGTTTCAAATCAGTCTCGTATCGTGCCACTAACTTTCCTCTTGGCAGTGCTTCCGGCACTATCAGCGAATCCAGACCATTCTCGTTCTGTTTACGTAAGTCATCAGTGCTTTTGATCCACAGCACGTTAGACCAATGCTCATGTATATAGTCGTTAAGAGTTGACTCTACAGACGCGCCCATATCGTTAACATTGCGCTTGTTTTCCTTGAGCAGTTCGATAGACCAATTAAATAGGTTTTTAAGGTCGTAATCTATAAGTCCAATTCTTTTGGCGATTAGTAAACCCGTAAGTGTCATCGTAACACCAACAGACCAAAACCTGTTTTCAGCTGTTAGCCCAGCTTGCTCGTCAACGCGGGTCTGCACTTTTCTAATAAGTGCCTTGACCCCATCCAAATCGTTCATAATGTGCTGTATGTATTTAATACCTGCATGAGTATGGTTCTGCGGTATGCGTTCAATAAGAACGTCAGTCTCTATCTTGGTGTTAAACTTTCTACGTTTTACATCAAATTCTAGTATCCGTTGTGCCTCTGCTGTAGGCATGGCTTTGGCTCTACTTATCTTTTCCCACATACTAGAGTTAGCAGAAGTTACCGCCAATAAACGCCACGGCCTACCACGGTGCCGCTCTGTGTTGCTACCACTAGCCATACGCCCTCGCTGCCTACCACCTGTCAACTGGTAAACTAAGTCGGATAACTCCCACGATTTAGCGTTGGTTAACTCATCCATATATAGCGGCAGACTATGGTACACCTCGCCTCTGTGCATCCTAGTGTTATGTGTATCTTTATGGTCGGTCAATAAATCTTCGGGTAGCCCCCATACTGATAGCCCTGCGTTCATAGCTGTTGTCTTACCTACGCCGGAACCGCCGTGTATATGCAGTCCCATACAGTGAATAGGAGAGAACTGCATAAGCGGCGAACCAAAGGAAGTACCAATCACAAATTGATGTAACTCAAGGTCTTCGGCGTTGTAAAACGCCATAGTTTCTTTCCATCCTTCTAATGTGCCTTTTGGTTCAAACGCGGAGAACAAACCAGCGGTAGGTGGAGCAGGTGGATTAAACTCTATCCTATCTGCGAATATCTGTTTGTCGCCTAGTATAAAGGACGTGAAGTTATCGTCAGACCAGCCAAACTGTCTGTGCGAGTCCTTTGCCACAGTATTTGCCTGTAATTCATTTACCCATGTCGTTGTGTATTGCATAAGTTCGTCAACCTTCGTTACTGCTACACCTTCCATAGCCATACATTTGCGGAACTCTTCGCGTGATGTCACCGCAGTCAGTGGCACAGTAAACTCTCTAACCCCATCTCTGGGTAGATGCAGTCTCATGACTATGGCTTCACCCAACTCTACATCACGTATCCGCCGAACAACATATATGTCGTTATGGTATATGACCTTCTCATCTACTTCGCCGTCAGCGTTAGTGGTACGCGTATATACCCCACCGTTAGCCCCTCTGAAGTAAGGGCGCGGGTAGGCCGGTATAGTGTATTGTTTAGCTGGTGCACCCTCTGGGAATAACTCTACTACGTTATCCTCTTCACTCGCTTCTTTTATCTTCTGCCCCAACACAATCGGTGATTTTATCTTACCGAAATGCGGGCAATTCTTGCAGATATCAGGGCTGTACTCATCAAACTTAGTACACAGATACGGACCTTTTATTAAGTCCATCTTCCGCATGGTATCATGTTCGTTGTAGTCAGGGTGCCCCTTAGATATAACCTGCGCTGCTTTATCGCTATCGACACAAAATTTAGCGATAGACAAACCTGCGCGCCACATAGGTTCGCTTACCTCTGCAGGGTTTGTTATAAGGTTTTTTATTTGTTCGCAGCCCTTACCCGCTAATGTCTTGCGTAGTATATCCCCGAACTTATTTTCTTTGTTCCCCATCAATGCGTCCATAACCGCACTGCTACCTTCTGGTACGTACTTGCTAGGAACTGGTATCGGGTCATCGCCGAGTAATTCGGCAAACGCATCGAAATCTACAGGGTCAGGCATCCCCATACCAAAGAACTCAACAGGACTTGGTGGGTTTGTCTTATGGTTATGTGTGTAAGGTACACGCAGTACACGCGCGGCGTCCGCCGTGACAGCAGGGTCTGCTAATAAGTTATTATCCGCGCACAGCTTCTTTAGGCGCTCCGCTACAGGTAGCCACTCTATCAATTTTACTGATTGTTTTAGAAACCAATATACGTGTACGCCACGCCCTGAGTTTACTAGCAAAGGGTTCGGTAGCGAGAACTGTTGACAAAAACCACGTAGGGCTTTCATAGCTTCTTCTTGTGAAGCGTAATCTTTACTAGGCCCACAATCTAAATCAAGAAACAACGTGTTAAGTTCTTTTACGTTATCTACTTTACGCGATCCTTCTTCTTCAAACGTAGCTAAAGCAAAGTACGCGTCGTAACCTTCCGCATCTAAATTATGTGCAGCCTCTATAAGAGCATCTATTGAGTCGTAGAACTTTTGTACCCTGCGGTCATCGCTAGTGCGAAACGCGAACACACAATAAAATCCTTCACTCCCCAGTGCCTTGTCTAAGAATTTTTTTGTTTCCATAATAATTGCCTATACCGAAAGATACCACGACAGGGGTGTCGGCACTCACCCTCTTCGGTACGTATGTACCTAGTCGTGGCAGAGTCATTGCTAATACCTAGTCATCCCAGTTATCAACAATATCACTCAAGCTGCTTTCATCCTTGGGAGAAGGATCAGATTTTTTAGCAACTTTCTTCGGCTCTTCTACAGATTCCTCTGCAGATTCCTTTTTCGGGGCATCAAACAAAGCCTTCTTTGGGGGCTTGTTCTCTTCTTCCCCTTTAGATTCGATCTGTGCCACAGTCATCGTAATAGCTTTGATCGTATCTGGACTGTCTTTTAGTTCTACTACCTTCTTGAGTTCAGCTTCTTCCAACGGACGAACTGCCTTGAAAAGTAGTTTCGGTGTGTCGCTGTTATCGTCAAAGTACATGTTAGTGACAATAGCAATCGCAGGTGTGTTATGTGCGTTCAGATACCGAGCGTAAGCCTGCATAGGCATCTTGCCATTTTTAGCATCGCCGAACACGCTAGTAGCTGGAAGCTGCAACTGATAAACCTTTTCTAGGTCACCTTCCAACGCCACAGCAATACGCTGCGCGAACCTACAAGCACGGCTCTCGCCTTGCCCAGAACCCTTTACGTTTTGTTTGCAGTCCATACAACGCGCGGCTTGCCGCTGGTCTTCTGGCACCTCTGGTGCAGGGGTTTGGGTATCTGCTGACCAGCAAGCTGGCGGTGCAGGGTTTTCGGGATCGTAAGTGCCAGCATAATAAGTACGAGAAATCTTGGCGGCATTAACAATAACAACATTCATGTTATCGTCTTTGCTTACGTTAACTTGCTCCTTACCGACAATCTCACGAAACTTACCACCACGTAGGCTGATACGGCGAGCACCGCCACCGCTATTGCCGCTTAAAAGGTTGTCGTTTACATCGTTAAGGGACTTAAATAAATCGCTAGTAGCGAGCGCATTGTTTTCAAACAAGGTTAAATTCGACATTTATATCTCCTAAAAGTCGTCGTCGATTGATGGCTCATTAGCCATATTTAGTGAGCCGATACCGGCAGTAGTAGCTACAGTAGCTACCGAAACTGTTTCGTCTCTATCCTTTGAAGTCAAAGCATCGGATACGTCAGCGACACAGAACCGATAAGTGTTACCAATTTTTACATAGGTATCTTTCGGAATGTGCCCATTACGCACCCAGCCTCGGATAGTCGAGACAGATACAGAAAAGTGTTTTGCTAAGTTCTCTATTGGAACATACGGGCCAGTCATTATTTTCTCCTAACTGATATGGTAAACTCCGAATCCACATTCAGCCCTGCGGGTAATACATCGGGGTTTTCTTCTAGGAACTGCTTTACATTGGTTTGATTAAGTCGTTTGTCAAAGAACTCTGGAACCTCATGTTCAAGCACAAACTTGTACATAGATTCCCAATCACTAGTCCAGTAACGTGACCTAGTTGACCTGTAAACCAGCCCTGCGTTGGTACGTACACTCTCGACACCTTCTTCTTTACAGTAATCGAGTAGTGCTTGTTTGATCTTGTCTAGCTGAGAGACAAGTATTTCGTCTTCCTCTTTGTACTTGGCAGACAATTCTGCCCGCTTATCGCGTATTTTGACATAAGCATTAGTGAGTTTTTCGATAGATACTCCGTTTGATTCTCCCATTTTTACCTCCTTTTAACTATCGAGTTTTGTAATGTAGTGGTAGGAAATAGGCTAGTCAAGTATTTCTTTGTAAAGATCAATCATTTTTGTGTGTACATCAATTCTGTTGTCTAATAACGCGTAAACACGTTTTTCTATGGCAGACCCTTGGAGCTGCACAACAGTGCACGGATGTTTTTGTCCTGATCTATGAACACGTGCGTTAGCTTGGGCGTAAGTTTCCAGTGAGCTAGTCGGCCCCCACCAAACAACTGTGTCAGCCGCTGTTAGGGTAACTCCGTGTGCCGCAGATTGTGGCTGGATAACTAACACCTTGGGGTCTGATTGTGTCTGGAATCTTTTGAATATGTCTGTACGTTTAGATACAGGCACATCGCCCTTTATCACATCGACAGTAATACCGTCTTTACGTAGTTTGTCAGTGAGGATATCTATGGTGTGTCGGAACGGTACAAACACCAAAACTTTTTGGCTAGTCTCGTCAATAACTTCTTTCAGCACTCGGTACCGATGTTTAATATCAAACTCTAGTGTGTCACCACTGTCGGTGTAGACTGCGCCAGCAGATATCTGCAACAACTTATTCATATTGACCGCAGCGTTAGCGGCAGTAATTTCTTCCCCCGCCGCTTGCATGACCATACGTTTCTTCAATGTTTCGTAATACTTTTTCTGCTGCCTTGTTAATTCAACTTGACGCTTTACGTAGATCATTTCTGGTAGGTCTAAACACTCGGCCTTAGTGAATCGTATAGCAGGTTGGAGTGCCCTATACACAGTGTCGGTTGCGTTTTCTTTCGGCATCCATTTGAACTGTGTAATTTTAAACATAACCATGTCACGGAAAGAGCCAAAGAATCGTGGCACAGCTAGTGGATTTACTAACTTAGCCAGACCGTAAGCGTCTAATGGAGACTGCGCAGCAGGGGTGCCTGTCATCATCCACAACCATGTGTCGGGAGTGAGCAGTTTATTCAGTGTCTTCCAACGTTTAGTTTGTACGTTCTTATAGTGTGTAGCCTCGTCAACAATAATGAGGTCAAACCCACCGTTAGCAATGGCGTCTGATACAATCTCTACACCGTCATAATTTATTATTACAAACTCAGCGCAGCCAGATATTATTTCGGCGCGTTTCTTCGGTGCGCCATACGCTATGTCTACAGATCGGTGCATAGCAAAACTAAACAAGTCAGCGCGCCATGCACTGTCCATGATCGAGAGAGGACAGATAACTAACACACGCCGTATGACACCTTGCTTCATTAAGAAGTCAGCCGCCCATATTGCGCTAGCAGTTTTGCCAGTACCTTGCTCGTTAAAACAAAACGAACGTTTGTTCATCGTCAAGAATGATGCGGTGGTACGTTGATGTGCGAAAGGTTTGTGCTGCCCGGGCCAGTCGTAACGTCCTTCTATGGGTGATGGCACGTTAATGTTTAGGCTTCTCAACGTATGAGTTTCGGGTACGCCCCACTTAACAGCTACGGTATTGTTGGGTAGTTGCTTGCTGTTTGGAATGACAGTTGTTACTTGTGCCGGATTTTTTAGGCGCAACAACAGTGCCTTGTTGTCGTATATTTCCACATTGTTCTCCATCGCAACGCCACTTTTATCAGTGACGCGGTTCTTGTTCTATTACCCCAGAAATATAAAAATTCGTTTAACGTCCTCTCTTTGGGCTACTTAACGCGCCACCCGCAGCGCGGTTCCGTTTGCGGCTTTGAACGGTTACTCCGTTCTTATTACTACCGCCCCTGCTTAGAGGTTTTTTGTGGGCAACATCTTTACCCTCGCGCTTATCGGCTTTGCCGTTATTATTAGCGTCTTTACCTGTCTTGTCCATCTTACGCCGTGCGCGTTGCCGTTCCATACGGTCAGCATGTTCGCCTCTGGCTTTCTGTTGCTCGTACTCTTTTTTGTATGGTCTAGGTTTTTTCACGTATACCATCAATGACTCCCATTATGTACACATTCAACTACAGGGCAATGCCGCCTACACAACCCACTTGGTTTTGGGTTCCATACGTCTGTGTTAAAAGCTGTTTCCATACGATTGTAGTTAGCCAGCCATTTGTTCCAGAGTATAGGTGACGTTTGTTCTTCGTAACTATCTTTAATTAGGTCTTTACTAATAACAAACAGCAACCCTGCACGGACTTTCTTGACTTGCGGAAAGTGTTTGAACACTGTGAGAGCCATAAGTTCAAGCTGGCCTTTATCAGCGTATCGTGCGTTCTTACCTGTCTTGTAGTCTATCACCCACGCTAGGTCATCGTCTAGAATAATTAAGTCTGCGATACCACGAAACCAAACATCATCTGCAAAGAAGTCACACGGCTCTAGGTTTTCCGTAAGCCCCATCTTGCGCTCACATAATTTCTTGCCCTTTTTTGATTTCAGTGACTCCAATGCGGGCAACGCAAAACTAAATCTTGGGTCAAGTGGTGCGTCACCCTGCATGAAATCTTCTGCGGCTTTGTGAAACTCTGTGCCGTAGCGCATAGCCTCGGTCTCAACGACAGGATACTGTTTCAGTATCTTCTCATGGTAGAACTGCTTTGGGCATTGCTCAAAGGCTTTGATCCTACTAAACGACCAAGGCTTTATACTCATTCACAATCTCCATACGATTTGCCAATGCCAGCTTCGCAATCAATAGGCAGACCATCTGCCCAGTCAGGAACCCAACGCATAAATTTTTCTACGTCTATCTGCGCCTGTGCTACATCTTCGTCGGGCACACAACAAACAATCGAGTCATGTACAGTTAGCACAACACGGTGTTTCTTGGCAATCAGTA